AATTTAGCAGTTGCGACAGCTGTATCTAGTGACTATCTAGTCATTGAAGATGTGACTGATGGATCAACTAAAAAAGCATTGATCTCAGACATTGTCTCACTTGGTGACATCACTGCTGTCAATACAGCTTCAAACTCTGGTCTTGCTGGTGGTGGAACATCTGGAGATCTAAGCATCACAGTAGATCCAAGCAATTTAACAGATGGATCAAGCATCTCTGTTGATACTGCCAACGATTTAATGATTTTAGAGGATGTCACAGATGGCACAGTCTATAAAGTGACTCCAAGTCAGTTTGCATCGAGTGGAACTGATATTGGATTAATTATTGCACTCGGATAATTTAGGAGAATAAAATGCCAAATGCTTTTAAAAATGCGTATCACGATGTCACGACAGTTGATACTGCTGTTTATACTTGCCCAGCTTCAACTGAAGCCATTGTCTTAGTGTGTAGAGTTTCAAATGTCGATGGAACAAATACAGCTTTTGTTAATGCTAGAATTTTGGACAACGATGGATCAACTGATGCTTCAATTGGAAAAAATATCGATGTTCCAGCAAAAGCAACAATTGAATTAGCTGGAACTTCAAAACTTGTCTTATTAGCTGGAGATAAATTGTATCTACAAGCACAAGCAGACTCTGATCTTGAAGCTTTTATTTCAATCTTAGAAATCACATAAGGAGTAATTATGCCAGAATCAAATAATTTTGGATTTATAGGTGAAATCTCTGAACAAGGTGGAGATGAAGGGAATAATGGAGTCTTTGATGTGTCAGAAATAGATTATCTTCAACAACGAGGAAAGTGGTCAAAGAAAGAATTCCAAGTTGAATACTTAGTGATCGCTGGAGGAGGTGGAGGTGGAAATGGAAATATTCACGGATCTGGTGGTGGAGCTGGTGGATATAGAAATTCATATTCCAACGAGTCCTCTGGTGCAAACTCAGTTTCAGAAGCATCATTCACTTTGAGAGATGCTGTTGGCTACTCTGTGACTGTTGGAGGTGGTGGTGCAAATGGTGGCATTAATGGATCTGATTCATCTTTTGCTGGAACAAATACGATCACTTCCACTGGTGGTGGTGGAGGTGGAAACACTAGCCAAAATGGGAAAACTGGTGGATCTGGTGGAGGTGCTGGTTCATACCAAGATGCAGGTGGAACAAATACCAGAACTGGTGGTTCAGGAACTGCTAATCAAGGACAAGCTGGTGGCAATGGTAGAGAAACTGAAAACTCTTTCAGAGGTGGTGGAGGTGGAGGTGGAGCATCTAACTCTGGAGGATCAACAAATGCTGGAAACTCAAATCCAACTGGAGGAAATGGACTTGCTTCCTCAATAACTGGAACTTCAACTTTTAGAGCTGGAGGTGGTGGAGGTAGAGTTCAAAACTCAACCAAAGCTGGTGGAACTGGTGGAGGTGCTGGATCGAACTCATCAAATGCAACAGCAAACACTGGTGGAGGTGGAACATCGTTTGGAAACAATTCAACTGCTGGAGCTTCTGGTGTTGTGATACTTCGTTATCCAAACACTGTCACAGCTTCAACATCAGCTGGATTAACAGATGGTGGAGAACAAACTGATGGCAACGATAAATATATAGTAATCACTGGTGGCAGTGGAACAGTCACTTGGTCTTAGGAGGAAAAATGGCACATTATTGTTTTTTAAATAGTTTAAATATAGTTGAACAAGTAATTGTTGGAAAAGATGAAGATGATCTTGTTGATCTCCCAGAAGAGTTTGAATCTTGGGAGGACTTCTATGGTGATCTACATAAAAAAAAGTGTTTAAGGACTTCATATAATACTTATCGCAATCAACACATATATTTTAATGAAAGTGGAGATCCAGTCGAAACCGACACTCCAGAGAAATCATTTCGAGGAAATTATGCAGGAATCGGATTTTTTTATGATGAGGAGAATAATGTTTTTATTCCTCCACAGCCATTTGAGAGCTGGAATTTAAATGAAACAATTTGGGATTGGGAGTCACCAGTTCCCTATCCAGATGATGGTCAATATTATGAATGGTCAGAAAAAGTAGAAAACTGGATTTTAATCCCTTAACAATAAGCAGAGGACACATTATGAATATAAATATTTTTCCAATTAAGGAAGAATTTGAATCGTTGTTGGAATTATATCCACCACAACTTGCAAACAAGTTTTTGCCAGAATGGTATAAGAAACAAGACTTTGCAAAATATTTAGATACAAGAAACACTGGCAAAAGTATTCAAGCAAGGAACTGTCCAGCTATCCAAGACATTATGACAGATGGAGTGATCATTCCAGCTTGGTCTGATTTTTATATGTATTTGAATGGTGATGATATTGTTTGGGAAGTTCCAGTTTCAAAAGCATTTGAAAATTATCAATGGATGGGAAATCAAGGAGCAGATCAGATAAAAGATATGCCATTCAAATATCACACAAATTTTGGAATGTTAAAAATAAACTGCCCTTATTATTTTCAAGCTCCAGATGGTTATGGCATTGAATTTTCTGATCCAGCATATCACTTAAGAAGAGACATAAAGATTTTAAGTGGTCGTGTTGAATCTGATATTTGGCACGAAACAAACTTTCCTTTTGAATTTCAAGTTGATCTCGAAAGACTTGAGGGAAAAAAATTAATGATCAAAGCTGGTGATCCATTAATTATGTTGAGACTTTATAAGAAAGATTTAAGAACAAATGTCTCGATTGAAAAATACACTGAGGATTTTAATTTGAAACAAAAGAAAAACTCTGTGATCCATAATGCTTCAAGCAATGAATGGATTAAATACAAAAGGAGAAAAAATGAATCTTGAACTTTTAAGATTTAGCTCAACTGAAGACTCTACATCTGGAATCTTATCGATCGTGAATGATGATGGATCTAAAGAGTTTTTGGCTTATACAGTAGAAGATCCATATCGTGAAAAGAAGATCAAGCACATCACAAGATTCGCTGATGGGCGTTATCAGATCAAGTTTCGTGCAGTTGGAGGTTTCCAGAGTCGTTATTTGAAACGCTATGGAGCTGAGTTCCATTCAGCTGGAATGTTAGAGCTTCAAGATGTGAAAGGTTATTCTGGTGCAGAATACACCTATGTCTTGATCCACGCTGGGAATAGTGCAAAATCGAGCTCTGGATGTATAATTTTGGGCGATAATCAGACCAATAACCAGATCAAAGAGTTTGGTTGGGTTGGATCATCAAGAAATAATTATTTAAGGACATATCCAATCATTAGAGATGCTCTGCTCAAAGGCGATGAAGTCTGGCTTGATGTTATAGATCACGACAGACCAACAGAGAAAGAACACAACTCAACAGATCAAAACATTATTGATGTAGGTGGAGGAATCTTTTGCAGACAGTGTTCAACCAAATTCACAATCGAATAATTAAGAAAAGAGGACAACAATGGCGAAAAAAACACTTAAAAAATATTATCAAGAGAATCCATCTACAACTGGACAAGGAAGCTTCTTAGATCGAGAAGATATCAAGGATCTAGTTGATGAGGGTATTCAAGGAATTAAAGATGGCATACCAGCAACAGTTGTTGCTCGATGGCTTGTCTCTGAAGCTCCGACTGATCTAAATAGGAAATTTCACACAATAAGACAAGGACTTCTTCATCGTGCCAAAGAAATCTCTTAAAAATTATAACAAGGACAACACAGTCATTAAAGGCGTGGATAAGTCCGAGAAAGTTAAGATCTCCAGAAAAGATGACAAAGCAACTGCAACTCTGCCAGTTGGATCATCAGATATTAATGAAGTCTGGAGAATGTTAGAAGAACGAGGATTCTCTCCAGATGACTGGGAGATCCAGAGTCTAACTGTTAACCAGTGGGAAGCTCCATCAACTGATGGCGTTCAACTGTTTGAACAGACTAAAGCGACACTGAAACAAAAACCAAAGTATTTGGGAGAGTTAATCAGTTCACTTGGATCAATTGGGAGTGCTGGTTTCAGTCCTCAACCAAAGCTCAAAGCGAAAGCTAAACAAGAGATGCTTGTGATTCTCGGTGATCACCAACTGCCATTTCGGAATGAGATATTGACTGAACTCTCCCACTCTTTCTTAAATGATCTTAAACCAGATGGTTTAGTGTATATGGGAGATCTTATTGACTTCCCTAACTTGTCACACTTTGCAACGAATCCAGATTTCACATCTACTGTGCAACAAGGGATTGATCTAGGTCATAGAACACTTAGAGATCTAAAAGACTCAGCTGGTCTAAAAAAGGGATCAGAGATGATCTTTATTGAGGGCAATCACGAAGTCAGACTGAGAAAAGCATTAGTTGAGAAACTCCCCCAGCTTTTTGGTATAAAGAAAGCTGATGTGACTGATGATGAAAAGTCTGTCTTGCATTTAGCTTCTTTAATGAGATTTGATGATCTAGGTTGGACTTATTGGGATGAACCATCAGATGTCTATCCTCATCCAGAATACGAGATTGTTAAGGGACTATTTGCCCGACATGGCAACTTTGTTCGAGCAAAGGCAGGAATGTCTGCACTTGCTAACTTGGATCGTGTTGATGGATCAATAATACAAGGACACACGCATCGACTTGCGATCACTCATCATTCAAGATGGACTGGTCAACAGATGAATTTATATACAGCTATCGAGACAGGAACTATGGCAGATCTTAAAGGTCTTGGTTATTCAAAACAACCAGACTGGCAAGGAGGATTCATAACTCTTGTTGTTGATCGCAAAACAAACACATTTCATCCAGAATTAGTGATCTTTAATGAAGACACGATCACTTGGAGAGGATTCTTCTGGAAATACACAACCAAAGGAATTAAAACAAATTATGGATATTAAGTTGAATATGAATCAGCTGATCGTTGGAGGGCTAGGAACTATCCTCACTGGTCTGGTTAGTTGGTTATTTAATACAGTTAGGGCTTTAGAGCTACAAATGGGCATATTGCAGTCTGAAGTCCAAGGAATGATGGACAAGCAATCAGAGTTATTAGGAATCCTTTCATCAGTTGATGCAGAGATCACAGAGATCATCTGGAAGATCGGTGGCAATGGATGATCGGAAAGATTAAAGATAATCTCGCAATCATAGTCACTTCATTCACACTTTTAGGATCTATCGGTGCTGGTTTATCTACTGCAACAGAGATAGTGAATAAACTACAAGGCATCGATGATCGTATGGCGTTTGTTGAGCGAGAGTTTGGCAAATTAAAAGAAGACACAATGGTCACTTCTGACATATCTGTCTTATATGAAAAAGTCTATCAATTAGAACTGGTCAGCAATCAAGCTGATCAATTTCGTGAACAGGTTGCTTATATGCAGTCTCAATTGCAGACTTTAGAACAAACCATCAGAGATGAGGGTTTCGACACACAGAATAAATATATACCAGAGAAATGGGAATGGCAGGATCTAAATGATTCGATCACTCGCATAGAGACTCTAAATCAAACCATTCAAAACAAACAATGGGAAATTGATGATCTAAAGACTCGACTGGCGTATCTAGAAGCAAACAATCACAACCATTAGGAGAAAAAATGTTTAAAGATTTAGATTTTAAAGATCTCGGAGAGCGATCAATCGCAACATTTGTCGAGACATTTATTGCAATGATAACAGCTGAAGCACTAACAGGAAGCGATGGAGATCTACTTAGATCAGCTTTTGTTGGTGGATTAGCTTCTGTCTTGTCACTGCTTAAAACAGTTATGAAAAACTATAATGCAAAAAAATAGCGATCCAAACTTCACTCAAAAGGAGCTACTGCAAATGGTCTTAGAGAAGATCGATAAAATTGAAGAGAAGTTGGACAATAAGCTCGATAAGTCAGAATTTTATAAAGTATTAGGATTGATGGCAACATTGATCCTTATCTTCGCCAGTTTTTCTATGTAGTTAAACAATAAAGGAGATCTGATGTTTAAATGTCCGATTTGTCTTCACGCTAGTTGTTCTCTTAGATGGAACAGACTCATTAATGCACTTGAGTTGCATTGTCACAGGTGTGGTCGTGGAACAAAAGTTCTGTCAGATGATGCTAAAGAAATACATTAAAATTTATTAAAAGGGTGGATTCTTCTGCCCTTTTTTTGTTTTTGTAGAGGTTTTTTTTG